ATAAATCCCTATCAAAATATTTAAACTACACTTCAAGCGACACTACAGCAATGGAGTACATCAAAGACTTTATCAACCCCTACTGTAAAATCAAAAATTTCGGTGATGGTCTAGTGATGGTCAAGACTAGACTTAAACTAGGCATTTCAAGCTTAGAAGACTCTAAGGTTGAGGGTCAAGATATTGACCAAGATAAAAGAAATGTATTGGCTGTCTCCAATACTAAACAGGTTAATGGAGTTAACCCTAGTGATTTCGAATCAAAGACAGGAAATCAGTATATAACTAGGAAAGCAACAGACAGTGTCACTTTAGGCACGATATATGGTAAGGCACAACGATTTGTACTAGATCTGGTTCAACATTCCGTTTCGGGGTTAAATGCTAACTGCATTACCACTGACGGCTTACCTTCAGTTGTAACTATCCTCAAAAGGCTAAGGGAAATAGCAGTTAATACTGACATAAAGGAGCAACGTAACAGCCGGTTTTTTAATGCTGTTATGTCCAATGGTTTTTATGACAATGCTACTTCATTGTTGTTTGTTATCAAAATGAAGATCTCTTTACTGGGTATGTTTGCTAGAAACAAACGTTACAAGGCCAATATTAGTATACCTGTAGAATCAGCCAAACTCATTGATTCTGAGAATGACAACATGAAGGCAGTAGCCATGCTCGTAGATGCTATCAGAAGTGGGCGTGCTGTGGTTGGGACTTCTGTTTATGATAGATATTTATCTGTCATTCTGGCCAATATCAAAATGTGGGTGAGAGGATTACCACCCCCGACAATATTATCAGCAGCAGGAGTACACGTACCTAATCCTGCATACGTAAGCTCTAAATTCCAGTTTGAGGCAGAGGTCTGGCATATGTACGATTATAATGATGGTCATAGTACTAGTGGTCGCAATTTCGGGCAACATCTGGATTTCGTGAACGGAAAGTACATGATACCTCAATGGTTATTCACTGTTGAAAACGGAAGCCTACTGTCATTTAGTCACTTATCGCACGAGGTGCCGGCAACGGATGCTGCAATAGACCAAGTCGCAAAGAAACGTGGTTACCTTAACCTTGCTGGATTCTCAAATGACGAAGTGGCTGCCCTTGCCTGGTGTATGAAAGGTAATCTGAGAGCCACCCCATTCTTGGT